CCAACCAGAAGAATCTACAGAAGAAACATCAGATGAAGAATATAACCCTTCTGAAATTTATGGTGATGGTCTAGCTTCTGTATTAGAAGAAGTTGGTATTGACCCACAAGTTATATCAAAAACTTTTGAAGATACAGGAACTATAACTGAAGATGATTACAGCAAGTTGGCTGAAGCAGGTTTTTCTAAACAAGTCATAGATACATACTTAAATGGTTTAGGAGGTAATACTGGTACACCTGCTGCTGATATACAACAAAGTCAATTAGAAGATATACAGTCTGTTGTAGGAGGAGAAGAAGGATATGCCAAGCTTAGAGAGTGGACACAAAAGAATGTACCAGACGCAACACTAAAAGCCTTTGATAGTATTTTAGATACACAAGATCCTACTATGATTAAGGTTGCAGTACAGGGATTTGCTGCACAGATGCGAGCTTCCGAAGGTTATGAACCTCAACTTATAAATGGAAGAACACCTGCTTCTCAAACAAATACATTTAAAACACAGGCAGAAATTACTAAAGCTATGTCTGACCCTAGATATGGTAAGGATGAAGCTTATACATTATCTGTTTATGATCGAATGAAAGATTCTAAGGTACTAGGCTAATGGCTAACAAACCTACAAATCCAGCCCTGTATGCAAGGATAAAGGCTAAAGTAAAAGCAAGGGTCAAGAAATGGCCTAGTGCTTATGCAAGCGGTCAGCTTGTTAGGCAATACAAAGCAGCAGGAGGAGGTTACACTAAAGCATGAAAAAACTATCAGCCAAACAAAAGAAAAGTCTTGATAAAGATGGTGATGGTAAGCTTTCTAAAAAAGATTTTTTATTAGTCCGTCAACTTAAAAAGAAAAATGGCAAAGCTAACTCTTAGTCAAATGCGTACTCTGAAAAAACATTCAGAGCATCATTCAAAAAAACACATGGATGAAATGAAAAAGAATATGCGTAGTGGTATGTCTTTTAAAAAAGCACATACTATAGCTCAAAAGAAAGTAGGCAAATGAGTCTTGATAGATGGTTCAAAGAGAAATGGGTAGATGTCAAAACAGGTAAACCCTGTGGACGTAAGAAAGGAGAGAATCGTGGCTACCCTGCTTGCAGACCATCTAAAAGAATTAGTAGTAAGACACCTAAAACTGCTAGTGAATTAAGCAATAGAGAAAAGTTAAAGTTTAAACGATCAAAAACTAGCGGTAAACGAATAAGTTATAACCATAAAAGACGACAAAGAACAGCATAACTGTTATATTTTATTTAACTACTCTTATCTGTAGTTCATGTCTCCACGCAGAAAAACTTTATCTCTCAGAAAGAAGGACAAAAATCCTACAGGAGGTTTGTCTGAAAGTGGGAGAAGAAGAATAAATGCTGCTACAGGTTCAAAGTTGCAACGACCTGTCACTAAAAAAAGTGGACTGACACCTAGAGAAAAAGCAAGAAAGAAATCTTTTTGTGCAAGGATGTCGGGTGTCAAAGGAGCAATGAAAGACAGCAAAGGTAGGCCAACTAGAAAAGCACTTGCACTACGCAAGTGGAAATGCTAGTTCTCTTAAATACAAATCTAAATATCATAGTGCCTGATACGTCAGATACCGCTTTGAGAAAAGAGAAGTAAAGACAGAGACAGTACAAATTATTTACAACACTTACTAAACAGATGGCTAACGCAACTGTAAGTAGGCTCGGTCTTGTTAATAATTCGGGTACAAACTTTGACGAACTTTTTTTGAAAATTTTCTCAGGAGAAGTTCTGACATCTTTTGCCCAGAATAATATTTTCAACGAGCAACTACATTCTGTCAGAACAATTAGTTCTGGAAAAAGTGCCAGCTTCCCAGTTTTAGGAACTGCGACTGCTGCGTATCATACAATCGGCACTCCCCTCGTAGGAGCAAACCAGATTAAGGCTAATGAGAAGATCATCAACATAGATGATATGCTCATTGCTCAAGCAGTAATCGCAAGGCTGGACGAATTGAAGAACCATTATGATGTTCGTGCAACTTATTCTGCTGAATTAGGTAAGGCTCTGGCTAGGACATACGATCAAAACGTAGCGAAGGTAATAGCTAATGCGAGTCGTGCATCAACTACTCTTAGTGGTGGAGATGGCGGTTTTGTTCTTACCCTTGCTTCTGGTAATACAGCTTCAGCTAACGTAACTGGTGATGAACTTGTAGCAGCTATCTATGATATTGCTGAAGAGTTCGATAAGCGTGACATTCCAAGCACAGATAGATTCTGTGTGTTACCACCAGCAGAATTTTATAAGATTCCTGAATCTGCTACTAGAGTTATGAACACAGATTTCAACCCACAGGGTAATGGATCTGTTGCTGCTGGTACAGTTACACAAGTAGCTGGCATCCCTATCATGATGTCTAACAACGTACCACAATCTAACGTAGGCTCTAATCCTTCAGGTGCTAATAATGCCTATAACGGAGATGACAGCAAGACGCTAGGTTTGGTATTCCATAAATCAGCAGTCGGCACAGTCAAGTTGCAAGACATGACAACTGAGATCTCAGGTGCAGACTACGGAATTATGTATCAATCAACATTGATGATCGCCAAGTACGCACTTGGTCATGGAATCCTTAGACCAGAGTGTGCAGCAACAATTAAATTGTCTTCTTCATAATCTACCTAAATGATTAAAATGGGGTATTCTATTATTAGATACCCCTTTTTTTATGCCTAATAAACCTACTAAAAAGAATAAGAAAAAGAAGTCTGGTAAACTAAAAAGTAAATTGATGTCTCTTAAGATGTCTAAATCAAGTTATTAAACAATGGCTGTAGCTGCAACCACAGAACTTGACTGTATTAATATTATGCTTGCTGCAATAGGCGAAGCACCTATTAATACTTTGACAGGTACTTTACCTGTAGATGCTAAGACTGCACAAAAAACTTTAACTGAAGTAGATAAAGAAATACAAAGTGAAGGCTGGTCTTTTAATCAAGAATTTAATGTAGTCTTTACTAAAGATGCTAATAATGAAATTACTATTGGTGCTGATGTTTTAAAAGTAGATGCTAATGTTTTCGATCATCCTACTATTGATGTCATACAAAGAGGTTCAAAACTTTACGACAGAAAAAATAATACTTTTGTCTTTGATGGTGATTTAACTTGTAATGTCACATACTTTAGAAACTTTGATGAAATACCAGAACCAGCTAGAAGATATATAAACATCAGAGCAGCTAGAATTTTTGTTGATAGATTAGTTGGTGATGATGGTCTTAGAACTTATACAGGACAAGATGAAGCTAGAGCAAGAGCTAATTTATTAGATAGTGATTATGACAATGCAGATCATAATGTTTTAACAGGTGATCCAAACCTTAATAATGCAATGAATACCTTTACACCTGCTGATGTTCTTAATAGGTAAACATGGGAATTGTATCAAGAGCTATACCTACTTTATTAAGAGGTGTATCGCAAGCATCTGATTCTTCTAAGCAGTCAGATCATGCTGATATACAAGACAATGCTGATAGTAACCCTGTTGTGGGTTTAGTAAAAAGATCAGGCATACAACATATTACAAACCTATCTACCAGCACACTAGGTAATGTTCATATTCAAACTATTAATAGAGATGTTAATGAGCAGTATGTAGCAATTTTCAGTAATGGTAATGTAAAAGTTTATGAGTTAGATGGTACAGAAAAAACTGTAAATAAACCTGATGGCACAACATACTTAAATACATCAAATCCAAGAAATGAAATTAAGACTGTAACTATTGCTGACTTTACTTTTGTTGTAAATACAAGCGTTACAACTGCAATGGACACAACTTTGTCTGCTGGCAATATTACACAAGCAGTAATTTTTATAAAACAAGTTTCTAATGATACTGTCTATACTGTGACTGTAGATGGAGTTACCGTAACTGATGACACAACTAACGATTCTTCTTTAAGTACTGCACAAGTCGCTACTGATCTAGCTAATGGCTTGAGTAGTGGACTTAGTGGTTTTAATATTGCTAGAAACGGTAGTGTAATTCATGTCAAGAAAACAGATGGCAGTAACTTTTCTATAGATGGAAGTGATACTCAAGGTAATACACAACTACAAGTTGTAAAAAACTCAGTACAAAGATTTACAGACTTACCTACAGTTTCACCTAATGGCTATGTAGTAGAAGTAAAAGGAGATGAAAACACTAACTTTGATAATTACTATGTAAAATTTGTAACTAATAACGGAGGTACGTTTGAAGAGGGGCAATGGGAAGAGACTATAGAAGCAGGAATACCTTTTAAATTTAACTATTCAACTATGCCCCATGTCTTGATAAGACAGGCTGATGGTAACTTTAGATTTGCAAGAGTTGATGGTGATACATATACAGTTAGTGGTCAATCTTTTGAACTGCCAAAGTGGGGAGAACGTACAGCAGGTGATGAAGAGTCAGCTTTAGATCCATCTTTTATAGGAAGAAATATAAACAATGTATTTTTCTTTAGAAATAGATTAGGCTTTTTAGCTGATGACAACGTAATACTATCTAATGTTTCAGAGTTCTTTAACTTTTTTCCTGATACAGTCCTGACTGTAGTTGACTCACACCCTATTGATGTAGCTGCTTCTCATACAAAAGTTGCGATTTTAAAACACGCAGTCACTATGGGAGAACAATTAATATTATTTTCTGAACAAACACAATTTGTTTTAAGTAGTTCAGCAGATAACTTAACACCTACTACAGCTAACGTACTTGTAGCTACTGAGTTTGAATCTTCAGATGATGCTGCTCCTGTAGGTTCTGGTAGTTCTATTTATTTCTTAACTAAGAAAGGTACTTTTGCTGGTGTAAGAGAATATATAACTCAAACAGATGTAACGTTGAAAGATGCTGCAAACATAACTATTCATGTACCAAGACTTATACCAAGTAATATTTTTAAGCTGGCAGTCTCTAATAATCAAGATATATTAGTCTGCTTGGGTACTGATAATCCAAATAAATTATTTATAAATAGATGGTTATTTGGAGGGCAAGGTCAAAAGGTTTTAAATAGTTGGTTTACTTTTACTATCAATGCAAATAGACGTATAAAAAATATTGATTTTATTGGTACTGATTTGTTTTTAGTAATAGAAGAAGATAATGTGGTGACTTTAGAAAAGTTACCTTTTGAATCTGATTTCAAAGAAACTAATTCAGAGTTTGAATTTCATTTAGATCATAAAGTAACAGAAGGAAGTACAGGAGTTTCTATAGCTTTCAATGCAGGTACTAATAAAACTACATTTACACTTCCTTATAGATTAAGAGGAGAGATGAATGTAGTTGGCAGGTATCTTGCATCAGGAGAAACCAGCACTTTTGTTGACCCTAATGGCACTACACAAACTTTAAAACCAGCAACTATTATTCAAACTACAAATCTAACTAATGGTAGTACAACAACTATAGAAGCAGAAGGAGACTATACAAATGCAAAAGTAATTATAGGAGAACCATACGATATGCACTATAGATTTAGTAAGCAAAGAATAACAGAATCACCTCAACAAAATAGTGCAGAGATTATTAGTTCAAGACTGCAACTACATCATTTTTATATAAAGTTTGAAAAAAGTGGTTTCTTCCAAGTAGAAGTAACACCAGAAAATAGAGACACTAGTACACATAAATTTAGTGGTCGTTTGTTAGGTGCTGCTTCATCTGCTATAGGAGAACTAAACCTAGAGACAGGTACATTTAGAGTGCCAATAATGAGTAGAGCAGATAGAGTTGATATAGATGTAAAGAATAAAACTTTTTTACCTACACTTTTAGCAAGTGCAGAATACGAAGCTATGTTTCACATGAAGAGCAGGAGAATGTAGATGGGTCACATGAGAAAATGTACACTAAAAGACTTGAATCATGTAAGTAAAAACATGAGAGATATAGACAGATTAGAAGCTTTATATCAAACTAATATGGACGCTGATGCAGCTTTACGAATTTCTTATTTAGCTAGTAAAACAATTATGGCGATCTGTGGTGATAATGATAATCCTATAGGCATCTGTGGTGTTACTCAGAATGGTTGTATTTATATGGTTGCAACAGAAGAATTGTTTGGTAATGATAAATATAAAATACAATTAATAAGACAAGGTAGAAAATGGGTTGATGAATTGCTGGAATCATATAAAATTTTATACAATGTAGTATATGCTGATAACAAGAAAGCTATGAAATGGTTAGAGACATTAGGCTTTGAATTTACTAGGTATCATGAAGAGTATGGAGAACATAAAAAACCATTCTATGAGTTTATGAGGATAGCCTAATGTGTTTTGTTGCTGGTCTATTAGGTATAACTGGTGCTGCTGGTAATCTTTTTAACGCAGCTTTAGCTCTTAGTGCTGTTACAAGTGTTGCTGGTGCAGCTTCTAAAAATAAAATCGCTAGACAGCAAGCTTCATACGCATATCAGGCAGCAGAAAGGACAGCTTTATCTGCGGATGCTGCTCTTGCAGCACAACAAGAAGCACTTAATTCACAACTGTTAGAAAGACAGGCAGATGCAGGACAAAAAAAATTAGGTAAAACTATTGAAGGATTACAAGCTAGAGGTAGAGTAGCAGCTACCGAAGGCAGATCAGGCAGGTTGATGCAGTTAATACAAATGGATGTTGATAGACAAACTGCTATTTTAAGAGAAACTATAGATCAATCATTAGAATCTGCTGAAGCACAGTATGGAAGAGATGTTGCTGCTATAGTTGCACAAAGAGATAGTCGCAGGAATCAAGCTATGGATATACAAAATAGAGGATATACACAAGCAATGCAAAACTATCAAGGACTATTACCAACTATTGCTAATGTTGCTTCAACAGGTCTGCAAACTTATTTAGCTGTTAAATGACTTATTCAGGTTTTCAATCATTTACATCACCTAGAGATACTTTTGTTACGCAAAGTACACAACCTGCTATTAATACACAAGATGCTTTGTCTCAAGTAGCACAAGCATTATCAATTATAGAACCTCAATTACAAAAGTTTATAGTAAACAAAATTACAGATATTAAAGAAGGTGAAATTGCAGAAGCAGAATCAGCAGGAGAGAGAGCAGGTTCAGATGGATTTACAGCACAAGAAAAATTATTATATCCAACAGAAATTGATTTAGAAACAACGCAAGGACAGATAGCACAAAAGCTTAATAATCTTACAAACCAAGGTAATAAAGAAGAAGCAGCATTTGTTAGAGGTCAAAACCCTTGGTATGCTCCTGCTTTTTACAAAGCAAAG